GCCGGGCCACGGTAAAAAGCCACCACATAATCCTTGCCCGGCGAGAAATAGACATCCTTCATGCCGCCCTGGGCCTTGATCTGGTTGACGTATTCCACCACCGAACCATCGGCGGCGGTCAGGCGGATGATGTCGGCATCCGGGGCAGCTGTTGTGTTGTGGCTTGTGCTGTGATTGGTATTCATGCGGCGGCCCCCGGTAAAATAATCGCCAGTGTGCGGTCATCGTGATTGCCGGTGGACCAGAAATCAAGCCACGTCAACAGGCGTTGTTCGACGCCTGGTTGCACCAGCGGCAAACCGGTGGCCTGTTCCAGTTCCTGCCACAGGCTGTCCCAGCCAGCCGCTTGCGCCAGCTTGGCCTCGGTCTCGAATTTAGGGTCGGAGACGCCATCGGTCATCAGCATCAATGCCGTGAAATCGTCCACCAGCGCGAAGCGGGTGCGCCGCAGCAAGGCGTCCTGAGTGACTTCGGCTTGATTGAGAAAGCGCGTCTGCCCGGAATATTCTCCGCCATCGGCTTCGCCCAACAATTGGATACCGCCAGATTTGCTATAGATGCCCAGCGCACCGTCGCCAACCCAATAAGCGGCGCACAAAACGCCAAACGGGAAGCGGCGGCAAGCCGTAATCAGGGCCGTGGTGGAAAAATCCTGATAACTGGCCTGCAAGTCCGGTTGCGCTGCGCTTTCGCCAACAATCGCTTTTACTGCATGGTAGGCGGCGTAGCCCACGGTTTGATACAGCTGGTGATGCAAATGCTGGCGCGCTTGCTGCAAGGGCGCGGGCTCCGGCGCTGGCGATTGCGCTTGTGCTGGTTTCTCTGGCGCAGACTCCTGCAAGTGCAAGGCGCGCGCGGCGTGGAAGTTGGCCGCCGCCTGCGCCACTGCCTCGCCTTGCGGGCCGTTCAGACTTTGTTCCAGGTAGTGCATGGCTTGCTGGCAGACGATGCTGGCGCCGCGCCGTGCGTATTTGGCGCTGCCCGCGCCATCGGCCACCACCGCGCAATACCAGCCGCTGTCAGGCAGATGCAGCAGCGCGAAATCGTCATCGCGAAAGCTGCCCACGTGCGCATGCGAGCGCCCGCGTTTGCTGGCGGCGATGATCGACAGTTCGGACCCTTGCACCAATTGCGCGGCGGCGTCTGCGCGCCAGAACGGGGCGTTGCGATCCGAGGGCAAGTCTTTCCAGAGCGATTTTGGATCGGGATTGATCAATAACTTGACGCTGGCTTGCCGTTCTTGGTCCGGTGCATCGGCGGCAAAATGGTAACGCAGCGCCAAATCGAATTCGCCCGCCAGCGCCGGGCAACCTGCCACATGCGCGTTGGCCAGATTGGCCAGGAGGCCCAATTCGGGTGGTAGAGTCAAATCGAGCAACACTACCGGCGGCGCATCGCTCGGGATCGGGATCAAGGGCTGCGCATACGGCTCGCCGACACGGCCGTTTTGCAGGCGGAACAAGAGGGCGGGGCGTTCTGGTGTAGGCATGGCAGGTTCGCTCGGTGGCATGGTTTCGGACGCGGGCATGGGCGCGGCGGGTGGGCTGACGTTCGCGGCTTTGGCCGCTTTGGCCGCTTGCGCTATTTGGAAATGCTGAAATTCGTTCAGTTCATGGGTGAGCAGTGTTTCAAACGCGGTCATGCAGCTTGCGCCGCGCGCGCTGGCGAGAAACGCCTCGATCAGGGCCGGGTCCTGCGCCGGTTGCCGCAGCAGCAGCATGGCCTGCACCTGATTTGAGAAATCCTGGTTCATACGATTGTTCCAATCAATGCGTGAATGTGTGCATCGCCATGCCCGGTCTTTTTAGCCGCGCGAGCGGTTGACCTCGAAGCCATCGCTGGCCTCCGAGATGCCGAATTCGCCTTCTTTCAGACAGGCCGGACAAGTCGCATGTCCCGGCCCGCGCAGGCACATCACCTGACCGCAACGGCAAATGGCAAACCCAATCGGGTTGCCGCAATGCGGGCAGCCGGGAGAGCCGATCAGGGTGTCGGAATTGACGCTCGCAGCCAAGCCGCGTTCGTCCGACATGCCATAATAATCCTGTTCCAGCGCGAACACGCCGGTCAAATGATAGCGTTCCAGTTGCAGGCGAAAGCCGCTGCGCTCCAGCGTCTCGGCCACCCGTTCGTACTTGATCAGGTACGGCAGACGGTTGCTCTGGCAGCGCGCGCTGATGATGACAAAATCGGCATCAACATGGGCCGCCCGTCCAATGGCGCTCACTTGCTGCATGATGCCGTTGTCGAGTTTCGCCAGATTGACCATGCCGCTGGTGGTGCTGGCGACGCTGCGGCTTTGGGCCGAAATCGACATGCTGACCCAATCGACGAAACGGCGGAAATCCTGTTCGTTGTCGGCTTGCAGATGCAGTACGTGCGCACTGAGCTGGCGCAAGGTGTCGAGCGCGGCATGCTGGCCGACGCCAATCGCCACCAGCGTCACGCGGCTGGCGAAATCGCGTTGCCAGCGTGCAAAGGCGGCCTCAGTGTCATCGGTCGGCTTGCCATCGGTCATCAAATACACAATCGGCCGCCAGTCACCCTTGCGTTCGGCGGTGTTTTTGACCACGGTGCGCTCAATGTCGGTCATCAGATGATCGAGCGCCGCGCCCAGTGAAGTACCGGCCCCGACCGGCAGGTGTGGCGGATAGAACATTGCCAATTCGGTCAGGGGCGCAAGTGTGCGTACCTTGCCGGCAAAGGCGATCACCGATAAATACACCGTTTCCAGCGCATGCGGGTCGGTGCGCAATTTGCCCACAAGGGAGGCAATCCCTTGCTGCAATTGACGCAGGTTGTCGCCGATCATCGATTCCGAGACATCGAGCAGCAAGAAAATAGGCAAGCGGCGCATGAAAGTTCCTGAGCAAATTAGCGGGGCGGTTCGCCGAAATTTGTGTAAATAATAAGCAGCTTAAATCACAATCCGTTTAAATAACAACCTGCACCTCGGGCGGCGGTGGTGGTAATGCCATGGTGGTGCTGCTGCCGCCTTGCCCTTGATTGCTGCTGCCCGAGGTCACGGTCGCGCTGACCCATTGGAAGAAGCTGGAAAATGCGTTGCTGTCCATGGTGTCGAGGCTGACCACTTGCGCCGTCAGTTGCTTCAATTGGTCGGGCACTGCCTTCGGTCCGGCGGCGCAGGCGATCACCGCCGCGAAGTTGGCGCGTTTCACACGTGCAATGGCTTCTTCATAGGCCAGCGTATCGGTTGGTTTGCCATCGGTCATGATAAACAGCAACGGCCGCCAATCGCCTTTTTGCGTCTCACTCGATTTTTGCACTTCGCGCTCGACCTTGGCGCATAACACTTCCAGCGCCTCGCCCAGCAAGGTGGCCCCCGATTCGGGGCAGCGGATGTCCGGCATGACGACGTTTTCCAGCGCTGTCAGCGGCAAGACTTCATTGACGGTGGAGTCGAAGGTGACGATCGACAGATGCACGCTTTCCAGTGCATAGGGATTCTGGCGTAGCGACGCCAGCATGGCGCGCAGGCCGACATTGACCGACTCAATCGGCTCACCGCGCATTGAGCCGGAAGTATCCAGTAATAAATAGACAGGCAGACGGCGTATGCTCATGGTTTTCTCGCAGGTTGTTGGGGGGAGGGAGTCGTGTCTATATTGTAATGGGAGATTGCCGACTTGGGCGCATTTGTAGCGTCATTGCGGCGTTTGGACTGTGGCTGTGTGACGGCATTATTCCCCACGGCTTACACCGGGGCGGATGTCGTGCGCCTATCGGGGAAGGCCCCCGAGGACCGGCTGTTTCGCGCCGATCCTGCCATATGTCTCAAGGTGATTTGTTCGCCAACGGGCCATGCCTGTCTGAGTCAGGTGACATGTAGGGGGAATGGGAGGGACGTGCTAATTTTTTATGTAAGATGATGATGAATGAGATAAATAGCTATGGTGGAATGGGATAATTGCCGGGAAGAGGCTGGACTAACCGGGATGATGTGGGATGGATTGTAATTGATTTACAAAAACGGCGGCAAGAAATAACCGCCAAAACTAAGCTTGTGGTGAGGCGTTAAGCAGGTCAGCGGCTACATTTTGCTCATGCTCGATTCTTCTTTGGGCAATTTCGAAATATTCAGTACTTTGTTCGATTCCAATAAAATCGAAACCTTCACGGATCGCTGCTTTGCCAGTGCTGCCCGATCCGGCGAAAGGATCGAGCACCGTACCGCCCGGTGGGGTGACTAGGCGGCAGAGGTAGGTCATTAGCTCTGTTGGCTTGACTGTGGGGTGAGCATTGGCGCGCGGCACGTCACCTCGCAGCTTGCCGGAACTGGTGTTGATCTCCCGTCGATAGTCATCTCGGTTCCGAGTGACCTTCTCCATCTCATCCAGTCCCTCGTTCCGATCCTTCCGGCTCGCCTTCGCGCAATAAAAATATCTGGCGGCGCTGCCATAACTTCCTGGATAGCCTTCTTCGTCTCTTATTTCAAATTCCCCAAAAGAATTTTTCGTCTTTGGATAATTCCGTTTGCCAGCGAATGTGCCGACGCTGGTCTGTGGGAAGCAGTCCAGCACATCGTCGCTGCCGTCGTGGATAATGTTTGCGGGCCAGCGGCCTGACGTATGCGGTTGCGTGGCTTCGTTGGTTGGATGTGCTGGCCGCTGCCATCCTTCGTGCCGCGATGACGCGCCACCTTTCAGGCCACCACCGCCGGGCACATGTGCACCGGGGTTCACGCGGCAACCATCAATATTAATCGCCCCAGTTCCATGCGCCAGAACATTTTCGGCGACCGTATTTGATTGCCAAACTTGTTTCGCCAAACAGGCACAAAGACGGTGTTTCGAGGTGACCGGCCCTGGTATGACGGCGTGAACATGTGTTGGGTCAGTGTCGCCTCCGATCCAGACCCAGCTACCTAGCGGCTTGCGCGCCACGCAGATCGGTTCGTGGGCAGGTTTTAGAGCGGTGCCCCATCCGTCCCATTGCTTTGCGGCGTCAGTGGCAGGCGCGGTGATGTCACCACTGCTGCCGGCAAAATCACCATACGCTTCGGTTCCGCGCTTGCTCGTCTGTTTTGCGGCTCTTTTTGCGTCGCGGCCAATCGTCTCGCGCCCAGCCCCTGCCGACTTATCAATCGCCTTGCCAACGTTTAACGATTTCGGAAACCCCGACCCATACACCCACATAATCTGATCGCGTATCTCAAAGCCTGCATCCTCAATTGCCGAGACCATGCGATGTGATGTGCGGGTGCCGCCAAAGGCCAATAAATGGCCGCCTGGTCTGAGAATGCGCAGGCATTCAGCCCACATGTCAACACTGTTGGCAATGCCTGTGCTGTCCCATTGCTTGCCCATAAAACCAAGCTCATAGGGGGGATCCGTAACGATCGCATCGACGCTTGCGTCGGGCATCGCAACCATTACATCAATGCAATCGCCTTGATGCAAAAAAAAACTTGGGCTTTTCATTTCTTACTTTCCTTGTTCCAGGGCGCATCATCGGGACCACAGTTCCAAGCTCCGTCTGCCGGTCGCTTGAGTGGGTTGGCCCAATGGGTAATAAACTGATTCGGCGCGTTCTCCCATCCTGCGCAACTCGGCTCCTTCCATCCGCCATATCTTTTGTCGCGAACCACCTGTTTTATTTTTCCGCTGAGAAGATACACCAGCACCTCTACTCCCTCGGGAGGAAGGCTATCTTTAACGCTGATCCATTCTGTCATCTTCATCTCCTTAAAGACAGCTATGTCCACCGAACAAAAATACACTAAACCAAGTCCAACCCACGATCACGGCCAGTAATACCAAGGCCAAAAACGTCACCAAAAAATACGCCAGCATGTCCAAGGTGGATCGGCCACGGCTGGCGCGCCGCTTTCTATAAATCGATATTTTTTTCATTTATTGACGTCCTCACTTTAGTTTCGCGTTGTTCCAAGAATTTTTTAGCAGCTAACGGCCCGAGAAATTCATAACTGTCATGCCCGCACACCGGGCAAACGTTATGGGTCAGGTTCGGGCTTTCGGCATCTGGCTTTTTTGCCAGCGCAGTCTCAAAACCACGCCATTGACAGGCACGTTTTCCGCACTTGATCGGGGTGGTGCCGAAGATCGGCATGGGTTTAAACGGGCTATTCATTTTTATCCTCAAACAGTCGTGGTTGGCGTTTCGCCAGATCGCGCTGGCCCATGGTCTCGCAAATCGTCCTGATGCGCCGCGTACTGAGGTTGTATTCACGGGCTAGGACGTGATAATTTGACCCGCTGAATTTTTTGTAAATTTCCAGATCTCGCTTGGACAATGCGAAATAGAAATCCTTCGGCACCGTCAGATTTTGCCCACCAAAATCTTTTGCAATGGCGTTTACCAAATTGCAGGCGAACTGCTCGGCTATTGAAGAATCCATGCCAAAGTCGGTCCCACCGGCGATAGCCGTGGCCATGATCGTCTGAAAAAAATCATTGCGCATCAACTCGGCTTGGGTCGTCATTTTTGGCTCGCTTGCGCCCTGAAATGCGCCTGAAGTTTGGTGCAGGTCTCCGCAGTCAGTGCAGTATTGCCATAGAGCGCCAGCGCTGCGGATTCCAGATCTTGAACCGTCATGCCGAATTGCTTTTTAAGCTCGTCCTGCGCCCGCATACGCCATTCCTTGAGGCTTTCGATGACATCCGATGCTTGCTTTGATGTCAGCCATTGCAACGCCTCCGTGCCGGTCTGCCGTTTGACGTAAGCGGCCAAGGCGGCTTCGGCTGGGTTGCGCACGAAGCCGAAGTCATGCAGCTCCAGCCACAAGCCCCGGATCATTTTAGATTGCGCCGAGTCATCCATTTTTCTGCTGGGCGCTGCTTTCGCGCTGGCCTGCTTGGGCGCGGGAATAAAACCCTTGGTGCGCATATGCGCCAGCACTTTGGCGCAGCCATCCAGCGTCAGATCCTTGGACGATGTTACGCCGCCGATCTCAGCGAGCATGCAACGGTAAGTGCTATCGTCCATTTTCAGAAAAGTCTGGCCGACATGGATCAACTTGATTTGCTGCGCCTTTTTTTCAGCGTCGTTTCTCACCCAGCGTTTGGGCCACTTCTTTCCAGGCTCGGTCATGACATCCTCACACGGTCGTTTCAAGCGGTTCAATGACGAAATCTTCCTCGCCTTCCTTGATCGTCACACCAGTAATGGCGGCGGCAATCTTGGGTTCTTTCAACAGCGCGTCCTTGTCGATTTCAACCTTAGTACGCAGGAAGCGGCGCAATTTTCCCTTGCTCAAAAACGCCACGATAGAATCGACCCCTTTCAGCGCCACCGATGGCGGCGGCATGCGCCAAAAAACTTTGCCGCTAATGAGTTCAATGGTTTTGGTCTTGTTGGCCTGTGTCAGGTCACTGCGGTTTGCTTCGCAATACGCTTGCACCGCTACCTGAATCGGTCCAATTTTGGCTTTTTCCGCGCTGATCGGTCCCTGATATTTCTGCGTGATCTCCGCTATCTCTTCCTGCATCGCCAGATTCAATCGCGTGCTTTCGCGGTTTGCTTTCCCAAGATCGCGCACCATTTCAGTCACCTCATCAATGCTTTGAGCTACCAATTTTTGCGCTTTGGCTTTGACACGGCCAAGGTTTTTCGTTGCCATTTCTTTGTCCTCTTTGGGTTAATGAACGGTTACATGATCGTGTTGCGTATGGACGATGCGCACTTTTCGACTGACCAGCGAATCCAGCACCGCCTCCAGCAATTCCGGTTTCCGTGAAAGGTACGCTGTGACAACCGTATTGAGTTCGCTGGCGATGCTGGTGACCGTTTCGCGTGCGATATCGCGCTGCGTGATCGCTTCCTGTGACAACGACACCATTTGTTCAAAGTCCAGCATGCGGTTTGTGAACGCTTCCTGATGTTCTTGCATTGCCGCTTGCAGCGGGCGAATATCAGCGGTTTGACCATTGGCCAGCGCACTTTCCAATTGATGCAAACACTCGCTAATTTTTGTGAAAGACATGTTCAATCTCCTGATGGTTGTTTTGATTGCTTTGGTGATCGATATCGGCAGCGCTGCAAGCGCGCAGCGCGTAGCCGGACTCCATCGGCTGTGGTGCAATGGCCGCTGGCGGCTGGTCGGTATTGCTGCTGCTCAGGTGCAGGCCCGTAACAAAGGCACCGGTCAGCATGATGAGCAGCAGCCAGCCATTGCCCAGGGCGGCGGGTTGGGTTGGTGTCGGTGGCATGGTGCGCGCCTTAAACCTGAGTCGCATCGATCAAATCCGCATCGATTTTTTGATGCAGCACCGCGCCCGCATTGAGCAGATGCGTCATCAGATTGTTGACCATCAGCGGATAGCACAAACTGCGTGCGCCGCCGCTGCGCACCGGCACCGATAACCGCGAAAGGATCGCCCCGACCGCATCTGGCTCAAAGAAATCTGCCACCTTGCGCTTGATCGTGTTTAATTTGAACGCCAAATATTCCTGCAAATAATTGTCCAGCGGCGGCATGTCAACGATCTCTGCCCGCCCGAACACCTCGCGCACCGCCGCGTTGTGCGAACTCAGGGTCTGGCGCATCTCGGGCTGGCCGATCAGGATCACGCCCAACAACGTAGTGAAGCCCGTTTGCAGCTCCAGGAAGCGTTTTAAATGCTTCAGCGTTGACTGGGGCAAGCCATGCGCCTCTTCGATCACCAGCGCCACTTTCGTGCCCTGCTCATGCTGTTCGATCAGCAGGTTATGCAGCTGCTTGAACATCGCTTGGGGATTGATCTTGACCTTGACGCCGGGATTGATTGCCGCAATCAAACTGTGCGCGATCTGCGTTGAGGACAGCGTTTGTTTGCCTTTGAAATCATGTCCCTCCATCGCCAAAACATACGGCTCGGCGATGATAATGCGCTTGTTCTCCGCCTTGATGCGCTCGTGAAGATCCTGCCGCAACGTACTCTTTCCGCTGCCGGATTCGCCCACCACCACCACAAAGCGGCTGTTTTGCGCAGCGTCCCAAACGGCCTCGCGCACATACATAATGTCGGGCGAGCGGTAGTATTCCGCCACGCTATTGATGGCGCCATCGAACGGATTGACGAAAAGTGCAAAGTGCTTCTTGGCCTCCTGAGTGAGGCGGGTTTTAGGGATCATGACTTGCTCCAGTGAGTGATGGGTGGGGATGGTCGATGCGACGGTGCCGAACGGATCGGCGATACGGGGCGGCGCGGTGGCGAACAATTCGGCGGCTTGTGGACAGGCCGCCAGATTGTTGTCCATGGCGTTGGCAATGGTGTCGGGTGCAACGCCTTTTTCGGCCAAAAACGCGGCTATCTTTTCCTTCAATGCCGCTGGATTGGTCGCAGGATATTGATGCCGGTTGACGATCAGCGATATCGTCGCCTCACTGACATTGCAGGCTTTTTTGATCGCAACCTGTGATATCGAATGCTGTTGCAGCACAAGGCGCAACACGGTTGCAGTAGCGGGCAAAAAGTTTGCGCGTGGCATGATTAACTGACCTTCCTTAATTTGAAATCGTTGGTTTCCGGGGCTTGCAGGCAAGCGGCCAGCGTATCCAGGTCGCTTTCCGGCACGCCATCGGGATACAGGGCCGCGATCTGTACGCGCACTGCATCAGTGATCTTGATGCCGCGCTTGGACATCGCCAGCGCCGCCTTGGTATGGCTCCAGGGTTTGATAACCAGAAGCGGTGCGGCGACAGTGCTGACGGTGCCTGCACGCGGCAGATAGTGCCGTTTTGCGTCCTGCTCCATCGCCTTGAATGGGTCGATTTGCCCGGCAAACGGGACTGCTTTGGCCTTGCGCTTGGCCTTGACGCCCTCTAGCGTTGTCTCGCCTGTCACCAGCATGCCAATCTCTTTGGCGGCGGTTTGGGCGGGTGTATCGGCATGTTGTTTGTATTGTTCTCCGACCACCGGCGCGTCAATAAAGAAGCCGAATTCATTGCGCACCTTGACCGGGGCCACGCAAAAAATATCGTCGCCATAGGCAGATTTGAGTGCGATATTGACCGCATCGGTGCGATACGCATTGCGGCAGACCATCAACTTTTCGCCGACCATCACAGACGGGACGGCGGACACATCATATTCGGCACCGCCGAAATTGACGGTCAATCCCGGTGTCACAAGCCGGGATTCCGGCGCGCTGACGGTCAGTTCGCGGCAGATCGTCACGCTTGGCGCAATGCGCAATTGCGCCGGGGTGATCGTCAGCCAGGCGTCATAGCGGGTTTTGCCGGTGCGGGTATGGATCTTGTTGGCGTTGAACCAGACCATCCAGCGCTGAGAGAGCTGGTTGATATGGTCCAGCGTCGTGACCGGTTCCTTGACGAATCGCAACTTGCTCTCGAAACTGCACTCGACGATATCTTGGCCTTTTTCAACCTGACCCTTTGCACGCGGGTTGCCGACCTCATTGATCTGCAGATTGATTTGCAGGGCCAGACACAGGTTTTTGAACAGCGCGCCGGTGTTGGCGCTGCCGGGGTCCAACATCGCCATCAACGGCACGCCATGCACCGGATCATCCACCCCGCGCTTTTGCATTGCGTTGATGAAAATGGTACACAAATTACGCCCTGTTTCGCCACCCAGCACGTATTCAACATACACCCAGCCGCTAGTGTGATCCGTGACCACATAACGCCAGACCATATCGTTTTCAACACGTTTCGCGTTGGCCGGTTTGTTCTTGTAAAACTCCTTGGCATCCATCACTTGCAGGCCATCGACCTTCGGCAAGTAATACAAAATGCACAGCGATGCATCGACACACCACATATGATTGGGGTGCAGGCTGGCGAGTGCCGTGACCGGCGCTGGTTGCATCAATTGGTCAGGGTGCAGCTTATGCACCCGCAATGCGCGGGCAATCGCGTTGGGACTGAGCGGTTTTATTTCGCCCGTGTTTGGATCAATGCGTTGCGCGCTGATCGCATTGTTGGCGCGCAGAATGTCAGCCGCATCCGCCACGCACATGATCCGTTTATTGTTTTTGCGTGCCGCTTCTGTCAGCATCGCAGAGATATGCAATGCCTCATCACGCGTCAACGTGACATGGTTAGCGTCGGACCGCTGCCTGCGCGGCTTGCGCACCGTGACTTGTTTCAAATGGCGCATCAGCGTCGCATTGCTCAACACCAGGTCGGTGCAAGCGCGGGCGTAAATTGCGCTCTTGTTGCCGTGGCCTGCGGCTTCAGCCTCGGCGGCGACCGCTGTCAGGGCGATGATCATGGAAGGCGTGAGGGCCATGTTTACGCCGCTAGCACGGTGTTGTCAATCTTGCGCAGGGCGTCCATGGTCGTCGCCAGCACGCGTATATTTTGCGTTTTCAAATAGCCGTCCGATGCGTTGACGTCATCCCTCAAGCACGCGACATGTCTATTGAGCGCCGCCTGTATCTGGACGGATTCAGCAATCGTAAAAGTGTGTGTGACGGTCAACGGTGTGGCGCGCATAGTTTGCTCGGCGTGTAGGATTGATGAGGGTTGAACGAGGAAATGCGTGGCTGATTAATGCGCCGCCGCTGCTTCTGTCTTGATCCAAGGAATGTCGTCTGGATCACCGGTCAATTCATATTCATTTTCCAGATCAGCGATGGCGAGTTTCAGCGTCTCAAGCGCTTTGAGCATCACCTGACGATGTGCCGCCAGATAGGATTCATCGCGCTCATTGCTGAAGATATTCAGCGCCTCGAAAGCGGCACCCACGTTGTGACTGATATGAATACCGGCGTCATACACAATGGCCTCTGTTTCCAAAATGAGCGTCTTTGACGCCTCATCCGGCTGCTCCGGTTTGATCTTTTTCGCCTTGGCACTGGCTTCGTCGATCTGCTTGCCCAGCTTGCCGATCCGCTCATCTTTGGCAGCGATCACGCCATCTTTGTCTGAGGTGTCTGCACGCAAGGCAAGCACCGTATTTTTTAGTTCGCGGGTCGTCATTCGGTCGATGTCCTGTAAATTCTTGTCCAGCACGCTGCCGCCTTCTGCCAGCGTATTGAGGCTGTCGTCATCGACCTCCAGTAATGCAAAAATCTTGGTTTTGTCCAAATGCGCAAACGCCTGCGCATTCTGTGCCAGCGCCGGATTCGTCAAGAATTTTTCCGCCGCTTGCATCATCATTTGCGCCATGCGTGGTTTCAGTCCGACCGACGCAAAGACTTCCAGCAGCTTGCCGTGCGGTTCCAACTCTTTGATCAGCAGCAGCCGCTTTCCGGCTTCCATCATTGACACCGATGCCGTCCGTAAATAGAACGTGGTCTCCTGCACCACCCGTTCAAGGTTATACGGCATGTCATATTGCAGCAGGTCGGCGACCTCCGTGGCGTTGCTGGCAACCGTGATGACATCAGTCGATGCCTGCGCCAGTGCGCCGGTTTTGATATTTTGCTCTTCGATTGCTGGTTTTTCTTTGCGGCTCATGATGGTGTCCTGGTGTGGTGTTAAGTGGTAAAACGGTTACGAATGCTATCGAGGCGACGCTGGGCGTCGTCCACGGCCTTGATGCCTTTGACGGCGATGGCGATGATCTTGGGGCCGATGATCCAATGGCCCGTTTGCTCGTTCTTGATGACCCACTGTTCGGCCAGCAGGTTATCGAGATCGCGGCTGATGTAGGACTGCGCCACGCCGAGCGCGGCGGCCAACTGGGACGGTGCGTAGCCGTTCACGACATCGTTGCCGAGCAGGTTGATGACCTGCATCAGCCGTTGCTGGGATGAATTCAGGCTAGACATGTTTGCCCGCCGCCACTTTCAGGACTGCTGCATTCAGGTTGATCACCGTGTTGTCGATGTGATTGATCACGCTAAACAGCGGGTCTTCATTGTCTGGCGACCAATTTGGCGCAAGCAGTTCCAGCAGGTCGGTGCAGCTTTTTGCCTGCGCTACCTTCGTCGCGAAGGCCTTGATGATGATTTGGTGGGTTCGAAATTCTTTGTCCGTCATGATGGCTTCCTCAAGCAATAGTGCAGAAGTTGAACGATTACGCGCCGAAGTACAGTTCCATCACTTCGTTGCAGATATCCATGGCGGCTTCGCCGATGACGCTGAAGATGTAGCTTGGCGGGGTGCCTTGGGGGATCACGGCGGCCATCGGGCCAACCAGATCGGCAGGGGAATTTGCTTTTTCCAGCTTGGCGGCAAAGGCGAGGACGATTGCTTTGTTTTGCTCGAATTCTGCTTGGGTCATTGTGCTCACGGTGTTGCTCCTTTGGGTGGTCGTGCATCGTTGATAAAAATGGATTTACTTGCTTTTTTCTGTGCTGGGTCTATGGCTCTTCTTTTCTGCGGTAACGGAACCCTCTTTGAGCCCTAATGCCACCGCAATGCAGTGTCCTTCGCCACGTTTACCCTTGTTGCGATTGTGCAATACATCGCAGACGCTGCTATATGTAAATCTATGCTTTCGAGCCCATTCCGCAACAGAGGTGCCTGTTCGGTCGAACTCTTCCTTCACCTCCTTGTGGGTTTTAATTGCCATAATTTAATCAACCTTCTGGAAATATGTGGACTGTAATGGATTAATTGTAAGTATTGTGGGAATTATGTGTAATGTCAAGAGAAATTATAAAATATAGTTCTCATAAAATGTGAAGTATTTGCATAAAATGCGAATTTATGGGAATTTTGTGCATTTGCTTGGACAAAGTTGGAAATATTTGTTATTGTTTTGAACTTCGGCACGGAAGGATGTGTTGAAGATGTTTGTTTTTGGAAACAATGTGTCGGGGGAAGGTAATAAACCGCATCAAAAAGGGAAATTACGCATGAAAAAAGTAAAAGATCTTGTCGCGATCGGACTAAGAATCGCAGACGAAAGAGACAGGCTGGGGTGGCAGACCCAAGAAGAAGCAGGGATGAACTGTGGCGTCACCCGTGAAATGTGGGGGAAGTATGAGCGTGGGGCGAACGAGATGGGGAAGCGCTCACTCGATAAGTTCGTCTCCGCTGGCGCAGATTTAGATTACTTGTTGACAGGTGTGCGAAAAAAACGAATTGAGGTTGGTCACACCACCGTTGACTTTGGCGGACATAGCCTATTGGAAACCAACGACGATGAGCAAGTTCTGATTAAGGCATATCGCTTGGCACAGAAAAATGCACAGCAAGCGATGCTAGGAATTTGTCGAATGCTGCCGATGGCCGATGAGCACACAGTCTGTGAACTTGCGCATACTGTGTGCAAGTCCATCGCTCAGAAAATACCTGTGGTACTGGTCACTGATTGCGATGTCATGGGGGGCGGGGCAGATTTTGATGATGATGAACAATTGTTAGCCAAGGCGTTCCGCTCCGCACCGTCACAAATCCGTAGGGTTATCCTCGCTGCAGCGGATTGTCCTGATGAGCACGCAGGTGTAGAGCAATTGATCCAGTGTTACCGATCAGCATCTACATCTTTGCGAAAATCGATTCGGGCTGCGGCAGATTGGAATCGTGACCAGAACCGTGGGAGGACGAAGGGAGTTGCCTAAAATTTGAGAGGGTATAATGTGAACTCTTTTAATCAGTTGGAGAGATCATGTTTGCACCCTTAGAATTACCAGCGTCCGGCGTGTTGCCTATTGAATCTGCTGTTGATATTGTGGTCAGCGTGCCACCACCACCACCAGAACTACAACTGCCAACATCGTCGTCGAATACAGCATAGAGACGTTTTTCAAAAAAATTAAAATGAAAAATCAAAAGCCTTCGCAAGCTGAAACCAATAGCAATAGCATTGCCGATGAGATGTGTTTAAGATTGTTGATATGGACAATTTTCGTGTCAGGTTCAGAAAAATTAGCTGATAATTTTTTACGCCAACATGTGCCAGCAAACCATATGTATTACATTGTTTTAATTGCTTTTTCCTGTGGACTATTTTTTCTGATTAGTCTGTGCGGTCGCAGTGATATCATACAAGATATGCGTGAGCTGGCTTTTTACGATATTTTGGTGCAAATATTTGGTTTATGGATGCAATTTTATTGGTACAAACCAGAACTGTATTTGATGCTTAACTGCGCTGTCTGGCTTGCGAAGCTTTTGCGTCTTTTGTGGTTCGCTAAAAGTTCTGATGGTGTTCATTTCGTTGGCTGGCCGGTGTTCGGCGTGATAGGATATTTGGCAAGTAAGAAGAACGGAATTACTAGGCAAGTTGTTGGCGGTCGGCGTCAAAATGCTATTTGCTATCTGTTTTTACTCCTGACAATACCAGTCGGTTTTGCTTACAAGTACCAGATTATTGCAGATGCGACGGAACGTCTAATGGTTGTGCCATTTATTCTCAGTGTCTACTACAGCATAGTATGGGTAAAGCAGAGATCACGGGAGCGTTCCGAGGATGCTGAAGCAAAGAGGAAGTTAGTTGAGGCGAACGAGCAACTGCAAGGTGACGCTGAATTGCTGAAAGGCATGTCATCGGACGCGCGCGAATTGATTATGCATTATCCAAATTTAGATGATGTAACGCGTAAGGCAATTGCTAGAATCGCACAGGTACACACCCGATCAGATGATACTGATAAATTGGGCCTGCGCATGGTATGGAATGGTGGTAGCGTCGTCAATAATAAAGCCGCGAATATGCCTTACGGCTATGAAAAGGTGGCTGAAATATGAGATTTAATTTTTGCCTTGGATTACTCATATTCACGTTGGCGGGTTGTGGCGACGATGCCCCATCGACTCAACCCGCCCCAGCAAAACAAGCGCCCCCGCTTGAAATAAAAATGCCGGAAGGGGTCCGCCCAGAAACAAAGAAATTGCTCACCGCAGCATGGCCCAAAATTCGGCAAGCGTGCTCCGGTTTGGATACCTATGCCGCATCACTGCGCGAACAATCGGTGGAAGAAGGATACAGGCCGGGTATTACGGTAAAAATTCCTGAGAGCGACACGGGGATACCTGGGGAGTACATGGCAAGGGGTCACACCTGTTTTTTTGATGTCAGCAAGGACGGCAGGCGCTTGGTTATAGCAAAAGAAGGCTGCCAAAATTTATGTCTCGACAGACAGCGCGAATCGAACGGTGATCTAACCTTGTTTCTGACTGGCGTTCCGTCGCAGTCGCAAACATCTGTCCCGGCTGACGAGACGCCCTATGATGCAGCGCTGCGTGCGGCAAGCGCCGTATGCGTTGGCACGCCAGACGACCTGGTGAAATCAGCGGGACAGGTGACAACCATTGTTAATGACGTGACGCCGTATCAGGTTTTCGATGCGTTGGCGATCATCTTTGAAGGCGGCACCAAAAAACGGCATTGTGACAACACGCTTGACCTGTATGTTTTTGAAAGAACCAACTACGCGGCCAGCCATGCTGAAACGGTTGCTGGGCTACGCAAGCTGGCGTATAACAATGGTCCGGTCGATTAACGACTCGATAAATAAAGGGTATTTGCAGTCCCCCACATACCCAGTAACGCGGGGTTAAACTGTATCCCGCCTCAATTCGCCGTCTGATTTTGACGCGCATCAAATTACATCCGCAAGCAACTTTGGCATCATGAAAGCTCACACCAACGAGGTGTTTTATCAATGAGCTTGCCGAGGTTGTTTTATGCTTGATTGTCCTTTCCCTGTTGCCACACACCTGATTGCCGCCATCCTGGGCGCATCGGTGGCCTTGGCTGTCGTCGTGCCGTCATTGACGCACCACCAGACCGCCGTCGCCATCGCTGCGGAGCGCGCCACGAGCGCCGCCATGATCGCAGCCCATCAACGTGTCCATGGTATCGAGGCAGAGGCGCAAGCGGGCGTTGGCAAGCTCACCCTTTCATTTCAACAGGAGCTGTCCAATGCGCAAATCAATCAAAAACAGCTTGCTGACCGCGTGCGTGCTGGCGCTGTGCGGCTGCGCATCGCCGACAGTACGTGTGATCGAAACCCCGGTGCCGGTCCTGCCGGACCTGCCAGCGGCGATCATGAGACCGCCACCGCCGAGCTTTCAGCAACGGCTACTCAATTTCTTCTTGATCTTACCGGCGAAGCCGATCAAGTAAGCCTGCAACTGGGTGCATGCCAGTCACTGGCGACCACCTTGCGTGCGGCATGCCGCACCACCCCCTAAGTGGAGTCAGGCATGGTGCTCAGCGTATGGCAGGCGATCACCCTGCTATTGGGCTTGATCAGCGCATTTTATGGCGTCTGGCGGCAATTTTTAAGCCTCTATGAAAAGCGCCAGGACGAGCGCTACAAAGTCATCGAAGCCGCCCAAACCGCATTAAGCCAGCGGGTCGACAAGATCAGCGCCGAAACCCTGCGCCGCGACGACTGGCTGCGCGAAACCGTCACCATGCAGCGCCAGCTCGATCTGCTGCAACAGGGCCAAAGCAAATTACTCGACAAATTCATGAACAGCCCCCGTGTATCGTAAGTATTCTAAGGACCAGCAATGAGCCAACACCACCTGCAAAATAACCGGCGCTACTTGCTGCGCTGGCACATCATGATCGCCCTGTATCAGGACCGCACCCAGCCATTGTCAGACGAACTGCTGCACGCGGCCATGCAGCCCCTGGCGCACCCGACCCGCGAAGAGATGCGGCAAGAGCTGGCCTATCTGGACCAGCGCGAACTGATCAAGCTGACCCGCGACCAACCGCACTGGCAGGCCGATTTGACCTGGCACGGCGTTGACCTGGTCGAATATACCGTCACGTGCGAGGCCGGTATCGCCCGACCTGCCGGGCCGACCACACCCGACATGCAGCAGCTGCAACGCACCATGCTGCGCGGGCGCATCCTGCACGCGCTCACCGTCGCCGCACCATACCCAATGGATGAGACCATCATGCAAATGAGCATCCATGACGTCTCCATGCCGGTCGGCGCCGTCCAATTGCGCTGCGAGCTGGGCTATCTGGAAAAGCGCAAACTGATCACCATCACACGCGACGACGGCCCGTATTGGCAAGTGGTGCTGACCCGCGAAGGCACCGATATCGCCCAGGGCACCACCTCCATGCTGCCCGGCATCATGCCCCGGCCAGAATGCAATGGGCGGCACTGATGCCGCCCGTCTCCGGCGTTAAAAAATTGCCACCCGAAGACCGGGATTGGCTCAATCAAGCGTTGATTGCCAATTCCTTTTCCGGTTACGAAGCGCTGGCCGCCCAGCTGGCCGAGCGTGGCATCGACATCAGCAAGAGCGCGCTGCACCGGTATGGCTCGGAGTATGAAGAAAACATCAACCGGCTGCGCGCCAGCCAGGAGGTCGCCAGCGCCGTCGTCGCGCAGATCGGCGACGATCAGGCCGACCTGGCGGAAGCGGTCGGCCAGCTCGCCTTATCCAACGCCATGGAAATCATGATGAAGATGAAAATCGACCCTGAAAAAGTCGATTTCACCGACCTCGTCAAAGCCGTCGCCGCGCTCACCAAATCGAGCATTGGCCTGAAAGAATACAAGGCCAGCGTCAAAGCCCGCATCAAGGAAGCAGCGCAAGCGCTCGAAAAGACCCTCAAAAAAGGCGGCGGCCTGTCCGACGAAGCTGCCGACGAAATCAAGCGCAAGATCCTGGGCATCGGCGGGTAATGGCCGCCATCGCCGACCAATCGCTCAAACCGACCCGCATCACGCCCGCGTCGGGCGTGCTGCTGCCCTATCAAAAGCGCTGGATCGCAGACACCAGCCAGGTCAAAATCGTTGAAAAGACCCGGCGCTGCGGTCTGTCGTTTGGCGAAGCCGCCGATTGCACCCTGCTGGCCTCCCGCGAAAATGGCATGGATAGCTGGTACGTGGGATACAACCACGACATGGCCAAAGAGTTTATCCGCGACTGCGCAGGCTGGTCCGCCTTCTATCAAATGGCGGCCAGCGAGATCACCGAAGGCGAAGAAGTCTGGGTCGAGGGTGACGAGAAAAAAAGTGTCAAGACCTGGACCGTCAACTTTGCCAGCGGCTACAAGATCACCGCGCTATCGTCCGCGCCAGCCAACCTGCGCGGCAAGCGCGGACGCCTGATCCTGGACGAGGCCGCGTTCCACCCCGACTTGGAAGAACTGCTCAAAGCGGCCATGGCCGTCACCATGTGGGGCGGTCAAGTACATATCATCTCGACCCACAACGGCACCGGCAACCATTTTAACGAGATCATCACCGCCTGCCACGAAGGCAAGCTGGCCTATTCGGTCCACACCATCACGTTTGACGATGCGGTCAAAGATGGCCTGATCCAGCGCATCTGCTTGGTCCTGAACGAAGACTGGTCGCCCGCCGTCGAAGCGGCCAAGATCGCCCAGATACGCAATTTTTATGGCGACGCCGCCGCCGAAGAACTCGATTGCATCCCGAGCAAAGGCGGCGGCAAATACCTCTCCATCGCCCTCATCGAATCGTGCATGAGCGAAGCGACACCGATTGTGCGCATCAAGTGCGACGCCGACTTCGTCTTCCTGCCGGAAGCGGACCGCAAGCGCGAGATCGCCGATTGGTGCGAACGCGAACTGGCCCCGCTGCTGGCCGCCATCCCTGCCAATGTCCGCGCCTATCTGGGCCAGGACTTTGCGCGCAAGGTCGATCTGAGCATCGCCATCCCGCTCATCGTCGCTGACGACCTGGTGCGGCGCGTGCCGTTCGTGCTGGAAATGGCAAACGTGCCGTTCGACCAGCAAGAGCAAATCCTCTGGTACATCCTGGACCGTCTGCCCAACCTGATGGGCGCGGCGCTCGATGCGGGCGGCAATGGCGCGCAAGTGGCGGAAAAGACCATGCAAAAATACGGCCCGGCGCTGATCGCCCAGATCATGTTCAGCCAGTCCTGGTATCGCCAGCACATGCCCAAACTCAAAAGCTGCTTTGAAGACCGCACGCTCCAGGACATCCCGCGCCACGCCGACATGCGCGACGATCTGCGCACGCTGGAGATGATCAAAGGCATCGCCCAGGTGCGCGAGCGCACCAAGAGCGAAGACGACAAAGGCCAAAAGCGCCACGGCGACGCCGCCATCGCGCTGGCGTTGGGCGTGTATGCCAGCTTTGAACTCAATACCGGCCCGCTGCGCGTCGCCAGCCGTGGCAGCGCCAGCAAAAAACACAGTCGCCGCCGCGCACGTCGCCGCGCCGACATCACATCAGGATTTACGCGATGACACAAGACAATTTGGCCCTGGCCGATGGCGGCTTCATGCCGCTGACCAACAACAACGAACCGGGCCTCGATGCGGTCGCCACCCGCAGCCGCGCCATGGGCTTTACCATCGCAGGGTATCAGCTGCCGAACCCCGACAAGATCCTGCGCGCCGCCGGTCGCTCGATTGCCGTCTACAGCGACCTGTTAAAAGTGCCGATTGTCGCCGGGCTGGTGCGACGGCGCAAAGCCGCCGTCGTCCGTTTGCAGCGCGGCATCGATGCCGCCACCTACATCGGGCGCGGTGACGTGCTGGACGCCGTCAATACCATGCTCGGCCAGCTGAAAGTGCGGCCATTGATCCGGCAAATGCTCAACGCGGGATTGTATGGCTATCAGCCCGTCGAGATCACCTGGGCCATCCGCGCCGGACAATACTGGCCCGTCAAGGTCGAAGCCAAGCCCGCCGCCTGGTTCTTTTTTGACCAAGACAACCTGCTGCGCTTTCGCGCCGCAGGCAACCCACTAGGCGAACTGTGCGACCCGGCCAAGTTCGTCCTGGTGCGACAAGACCCAAGCTACGACAACCCCTATGGCGAAGCTGATCTGTCGCTCGTGTTTTGGGCCGTCACCTTCATGCAGGGCAGCATGAAATGGTGGGTTAAATTTTGCGAAAAATACGGCATGCCGTTCCCCATCGGCAAACTGCCGCGCAGCGCCAAGACCGAAGCCTATGACGACCTGGCCGATCAACTCGAAAACATGGTCGAAGACGCCGTCGCCGTTATCCCCGACGATGCCTCCGTGACGCTCTTGGAGCGCAAAGTCGGCGCGGGCGACAACCAGTACAAGCTGCTGGTCGATGAATGCAAAGCCGACATCAACATTGCCTTGCTAGGCCAAAACGCCACCACCGAAGGCAACCGCACCCATGCCAGCGCCACCGCAGGCACCGGCGTCACCGACGACATCCGCGACGACGATGCGGACATGGTCTGTGACGGTTTTCAGGGCATCATTGACCGCTTCTGCTGGTTTAATTTTGGTTTGCTGCCAGACGAGACGCCAAAGTACCGCCTCTTTGAAAAAGACAAAGTCGATAAAGCGCTCGCCGAACGTGACGAAAAGCTCAAGAGCGCCGGGGTCGTCTTCACACCAGCTTATTTTCAGCGCGCCTACAATCTGCAAGAGGGCGATCTGGACCACGGCGCGATGCGCGGCCCGCTGCAAAAGCGCCTGCCCGATCCGACCTTCGCCGAGCAGCAGCCCGACGAGATCGATATCGACGCCGCCGTCGCCGCCTATCTCACCAAGATCCTGCCTGGCGTCACCGTCGCACTCATCAAGCCGGTGATCGACGCCCTGCGCCTGCATAGCGACTTCGAGAGCGCCGAGGCGGCGCTGGCCGACATCTACCCCACGATGGACGACAGCGCGCTGCGCGCCACCCTGACCAAAATCAATTTTGCAGTAGACACCATCGGGCGCCTGATGGTCGCCGAGGAACTGCAAGATGCCTAAGCTCATGCAAGCGGACGTCAAAGCCGTCATCGGCCTGGCCCCGGCAGACGTGATCGCCTACTTTCAAGCCAAAAAATTTGCCATCACCTGGGACTGGCACGAACTGCTCGACGAACAGCACGCACAGCAATTCACGGTCGCCAAAGTGACCAAATTGGATGTGCTGCAATCGATCAGCGACGCGCTGATCAAGGCAGCAAAGCAGGGCCAGACCTTCAAGCAATTCAGCGCCGACTTGACGCCCGTGCTGCAAAGCAAAGGCTGGTGGGGCAAAGCCGTGGACCCCGACACCGGCGAGATCACACCGGCGCACGGCGGCACCACCGCCCCGGCGCAGCTGGGCAGCGCCCGGCGGCTATGGACCATTTACCAGACCAACATGCAAAGCGCCTTCATGGCGGGCCGCTACAAGACCATGCTGGCGGCGGTCGATACCCACCCGGTGTGGCGCTATGTCGCCGTACTGGACCGGCGCACCCGGCCCGATCACGCCGCGCTGGACGGGCGCATGTACCGCTACGACGACGTGTTCTGGCAGTACTATTACCCGCCCAACGGCTACCTTTGCCGTTGCCGCGCGGTGCCCGTATCGGCGGCGGCGCTGGCGCGGGAATCCGACGCGCTGCGCTCATCCGACGCCGAACCAATCACCCTGCGCACGGTCACGGTGGGCGGCGGCGACAACGTGCGCGAAGCCAAACAGGCATCGTTCAAGAGCATCCACGCGGGCAGGCCAATCATCATCCGCACCGACCCCGGTTTTGCCTACAACGTCGGCCAAGCGGTCTGGCAACCGGAGGCCAACCGCTGGCACGGCGCCGTCGGCGCATTGAGCCAGACAATTTTGCCAGGACACGCACAATGACCGCACCGATTGAATTTACCCTGCACAGCCAGGAGCTACACACCGCCCTCGATGCCATCGCCCGCACCGGACGCATCGACAAACTCATGCCCGCCATCGCGGCGGAACTACTGGCCCAGACCGAGGACAATTTCCGCGCCCAGGGCCAACCGCGCTGGGCGTCACTGTCAGCGCGCACAATCGCGGAACGGACCAAAAAAGGCAGCTGGCCCGGCAAGATCCTGCAAGTGAGCGGCGCGCTGGCGCGCAGCGTCATCGCCGACAGCGGCCCGGCCTATGCGGCCATTGGCGTGGCAGGCGACGCCCACCCGTATGCCGCCATCCAGCAGCTCGGCGGCACCGCAGGCAAAAACCATAGCGTCACCATCCAGGCCAGACCCTACTTGCCGATGGACGCCAACGGCAACCTCAGCCCCGAGGCCGAGCACGGCGTGTTAACCGTGTGCTACGCGTTCCTGCAAAAAGCCGTCATCGGCTAAAAACGCGCTATAAGGCGTTTAAAATAGCGATGGTGTGAAATCGGTGCCACAGCGCGCCAGACCCCCTTTATAAAGGGTTTGCGCCCCCTTGCTGCGCGCCGCTGGTGGTGACGCTACCGCGCACTAGTGATTTGCGCGCCGCATTGGCCGCTGCGCCGAAGTAGAGCCCGCTTTGCCAGCATACCGGTTCCCGGCAGGCAGATTTTGACGCGCGTCAAATGACGTATCGATGGCGCGCCGTCATCATGGCTGCATGACTACTCCATCGACATCACCAACCTCCGCTCCGCCACAGTACGTGACAATGCGCAAGCAGATTTTCTGCACCGGCACGCATGTCGATGGAGCCGGTCAGCGCCGCACCTACAACGAAGCCGACCTCGACGAGATCGCACAAACCTATAACCGCACCAAACATTTTGCCCCGTTGGTCAAAGGCCACCCCAGCAACGATGCGCCATCCTATGGCGGCGTCACCGCCGTGATACGCGATGGCCGCAAACTGTATGGCGACGTGATGATGAGCGAGCCGGTCGCCAACGAAATCAAAAACCTGTCCTGGCTGGACGTCTCCGTCGCCCTGTACGACCGCGCCAACCCGCACAACCCGACGCCCGGCAAATTGCACCTTCGCCACCTTGGCCTGCAAGGCGCAACGCCACCCGTCGTCAAGGGCATGGACGGCTTTACCTTCGCCGAAGGCGACACCGCTGCCGCCAGCCTGGAATATGCCGACATCGCCGGGTGGATGGTGGCCCGCCCATTTGAAATGCTTGCAGGCTGGATGCGTAACCTGCGCGACAACATGATTGCCGAAAAAGGACTGGATGAAGCCGACAACCTATTACCGAGCTGGAAGATTGACCAGATTGAAGAATCGGCCAGAGAACTGCGGCAAGTGCCAGAAGACGACGCCATTACCAACCCGATTATTAACCCAATTTTTAGCGAGCAAACGATGACCCCCGAAGAGATTGCAGCAATGCAGACAAAAAATGCGCAACTGGAAGCAGCCAACGCAACCCTGACCGCCGCCAGCGTGAAAGCGCAAAAGGATGCCAGCCATGCCAGCCATGCCAGCCATCTGGCCTATTGCGAAGGGCTGATCACCGCAGGCAAGCTGCTGCCAGCCGACAAGGATTTTCAGGTGGCGCAACTGGACCACCTGGCCCAGCAAGACCCGGCAACCGACAAGGACTGGCAAACCGGGGCCGCGCTGCAATACGCCGAAGGCGGCGTGCAGAAAAGCCGCTACATCGTCTACAAAGAAAAGCTGGCGGCCACCCCGCAAACCGGCACCCATCTGTTCGCCGAGCAAGCGACCGCCACCCGCGTGGCCCAAACGCAGAACGCGGGCAAATCGTCGCTGGTGGCCGATGCCGAGCAACGCTGCAAAAAAACCTAAGCACAATCCATTTTAATTACCCAAGGATTCAGCATGACCACCACCTTTTTTCAACGCCCGGTTCGGCTATCCGATGTCCTGGCACAAGACTTTGGCGCAATGAGCAAAGAGAACGTCACTCTAAGCGGCGGCGTCTTTGTCATCGGCCAAGTGATCGCCAAGCTGGGGGCCAAATATGTGCCCTTGGCCCCGGCTGCCGCCGACGATAGCGCCAAAGCCGCCGCCGTCTGCATTGCCAATGTGGACGCCAGCGCCGCCGACCAGACCGGGCTGGTGGTACCGCGTCTGGGCCTGTTCGTGGCCGAGGGGCTGGTCTGGCCCGCAGCGATTACCGATGCGCAAAAGGCGACAGCGATCGCCGCACTGAAATTAAATTATGTGCTGGTGCAAAGCCCATTGAATTGATCCTGCATCGCGTTGCCGTACATCGGCCCAATTGACAAAAACAAACACCCGAGAGATTGACATGACAATGATCACCAGCCCCGATGGCTACACATCCGCAGAATGTACGATTGCCATCAACAAGCTGCCGCAAACCACCAACCTGACCGAAAGATTGAATATTTTTGAGGTCATACGCACCACCACCACGGACGTCGTGATTCAGGTCGCCAACAGCCAGGTCTTTTTTATTGACGATACCTCGCGTGATGATGAGGCCCATCTGATCCCAAAGGATGGCGAGAGCCGTCAAACACTCAGAACACTGCATTTGCCCGTTAAGGGCTATGTCCGCCCCGGCGACATTCAAAACCTTACTCTTATCGCTGCAAATGTAATGACCGCATTGGGTCTCTCCGGCGATCCTATGACAACGGCGGTCAACAATGAGTTTCAGAGACTGAAAAACATCTTGATGACGATGCGTGAATATCATCGCATCTCCGCACTCAAAGGGCAGTTGCTGAATAAGGACGGCAAGGTCATTCTGGATTTCTTCGATAAATTCAAAATGCAAAAATATCTCAAGACGATCGACTTTTCGGACAAGACACTTGAAGTGGCCGATGTCATCCTCAACGCCGTGCGTAACGGCGAAGCCGCCTTATCCGGGCAGTCGGTTACCGGTTTTGCGGCAATTTGCGGCAAAACCTGGTTTGACAACATGCGCCGTCATCGTTCGGTCGCCGAACTGTATAAAAACTGGGCGGGCGTGCAAAGCGCCTTGGCCGCCGATGCGCGCCAGGATTTTTCCTTGTCTGGCGTCTCGTTCCGCGAAGTCAATGGGGCGATCCGGGGCCGCAAGTTTGTCGATGACGATGCATGCCACATCTACCCGGTCGGCGGCGTGGGCGTCATGGTCGAACATCTGGCCCCCGGCAATTATGACTGGGCCGTCAATATGCCCGGCATGGATTTTTACGCCTCGATCGAAAAAATGAAGCACGGCAAAGGCAGCGAGATCGTGGCAGAGACCAATCCGCTGCCAGTGTGCACCTATCCCGAAGCCCTGGCCGAACTGCGCGTCAAGCCACAATGATCGCCGCCTATCTGACCCGCGAAGGGCTAACGCAGTACGTGCCAAACGACAAGCTGGCACTGCTGACCGACGACGACAACGGCGCGGTGATCGACGAAGCACTGGTGACAAAAGTGCTGGCCGATACCACCTCGACGATGAACAGTTATCTGCGCAATCGTTATGTCTTGCCGCTGGTCCAAAGTTGCAGCGATCTGGACCAATGGGCCGGTGCGATTGCCCGCCACGTGTTGTATGCACGGCGGCCTGATGGCAAGGACGATCTGCCGCCGACCATCGTGCGGACGTACAAAGAAGCCCTGCGCGCCCTGGAACACGTGCGCGACTGCAGCTTGTCGCTGGACGTCATCGATAGCAGCACCGCCACCAATGGGCGGCAACAGCAAGATGCCGACGGCAGCAAGAGCGCCATGCGCGGGCCACGCAAAAAGATGGGCGGCAAAGGCGGCCTGCTGGCGCTGTACGGCAACGATCACGATCACCGGCGATGAGCGAAACGCTGCAAGCGGCCCTGGTCGCCAAACTGGGCACGATGATCAAATGGCAGGTCGCCAACTTCCCCGACAATCCAAAAGAGTGGAAGTTATTGCACCCGAAAGGCGCTGTCCTGGTGCAGTACGGGGCCAGCCGCTACGGCAAGCCGGACGGCCTGGGCGTGATCGTGCAGCAGCGCGATGTGCAGCTCGGTTTGCAGATCGTGGGCAGGGCCCAGCATGGCGACAGCGGCGCGGTCACCATGCTGGATTTTTTGATCGAGACGCTGCCGGGCCAGCAACTGCCCGGTTACACCCCGATCTACCTGCTGCGCGACAGTTTTATTAGCGAGTCGAGCGGCATCTGGAACTATCAACTTGAAATAGCAATGCAAGGGCTGATCGTCGGTCAGCACATGGACAACACACTCTAGGAGTCAGCATGGCTGATAAAAAGTACCGGTATCGCGGCCCGCAAACGGGCGTGACACTGTGCCAGGATGGCAAAGACACCGATGTCCTGCTGATGGACGGCGGCCAATATAGCCTCCCTGAAGACCACGAATACGTGGTCAACATGGTTGAGCAAGGCCACTTCACCGAAATTGCGCCAGCACCAGCGGCGCCCGTGGCCACCGCACCCAAAGCCGCAAAATCGCAGGAGAATGCAGCATGACCGCCACCTTTTTGCACGGTGTCGAAACACTGCAATCGACTTCCGGCAACCGCAAGATCACCACCGCCAAAAGCGGCGTCATTTTGTTGGTTGGGACCGCGCCAAATGGCCCCGTCAATGTGCCGACCCTGTGTCTGTGGGAGGGCGACGACGCACAATGGCTGCCCGCCAACGCGCCCGAACCGACCGGCTACACCATCCCGCAAGCACTGCGGGTCATCCGTGCCCAGGGCGCTGGCATCGTCATTGTGGTCAATGTGCGCGACCCTGCGTGGACCGATGCCACCGCGACCGCCAAAGTGATCGGCGGTCAAAGCGGCGCGGGCTTGCGCAGCGGGCTGGCGTTGGCGGGCGATTGTTTCAGCCTGTTCGGATTTAGCCCGAAAATCATCATCGCCCCTGGCTTTTCGTCCGTTGCCAGCGTTACGCAAGAGATGCTGGCCCGTGCCAACCGGATTAATGCCGTCGCCATCGTCGATGCACCCTTCGGCACGTCACCGGCGCAGGCAGTGGCCGGACGCGGTCCGAACGGCACGATCAACTTCTTCACCAGTTCGCGCCGCGCAATTCTGTGCTATCCGCATCAAAAAGCGTTTGATCCGGCAGCCAATGGCGTCACGTTGCAACCACTATCCCAATTTGCCGCCGGTGCGATGGCGGCCAAGGACGCCAGCAAGGGCGTGGGTTTCAGCGCATCAAACACCGAGTTGCAGGGCGTGCAAGGTCAGGAGCGGTCATTAACCGCGCAGATCGATGACGCCAACAGCGAAGTCAATTTACTCAACAGCGTCGGCATCATGACCGTATTCGCCGGTTTTGGCACCGGGCCGCGATTGTGGGGCAACCGCAACGCCAGTTATGGCAGCGGTAATTCCGGGTTGGAAACATTCATCAATTGCACGCGCTTCCAAGATTCATTCGACGAAGCGATCCGCTTTTTTTCGTTTCCTTTTATGGACGTGCCGATCAGCGGCGCCCTGGTCGATTCGATTTTGGGCAGTATCGCCGCATTCATCAACGAAAAAATCAACAGCAAAGAACTGCTGGGTGCGAAATGCTGGCTCGACCCGAACAAAAACCCGCCGGACGCCATCGCCGACGGCTGGCTGCGCTTCTCCTACTCGCTGACACCCGCGCCGCCGTTTGAGCATGGTGTGTTTGACTCGATTTTGACCGACGAATTTGCAGTGCTCCTGAAGAGCAAATAAGGAAAACCCATGGCAGGCATCGAAGTATCACAAATCACCAACGCCTCGATCTATGTCGCTGGCGCGTCCCTCGTTGGCATGGCCGAAGAAGTTGGCGTGCCCGAGATCATGGCGATCACCTCGGAATACAAAGGGCTGGGCATGGCGAGCCAGATCAAGCTGCCTACCGGCGGCTTCCAGCCAGCCGAGTTCACCATGAAACTCAAGTCTTACTACCCCAAGGTGATGGCCAAAGCCGGTAACCCTTACAAGGGCGTCCAGATACAGGTGCGTTCCAGCATCGATACCTACGGCAACGGCGGCCTGGTGTCGCAAAAGAAGCTGGTCACGCTCATGACCGTGCTCTTTACCAAATTGCCGTCAGGCGGCTCGATCAAGAACAACGAGCGGGCGGAAATCAATGCAATGGGTTCTGTCCTCTATTTCAAACAGACTGTTGACGACGAAGACATCATCGAAATCGATTTCATGAACAACATTTTCAAGCTAAACGGCGACGACATTCTGGCCGATTGGCGCGCCAATCACGGGCAATAGCCCGCTTGCAGGACCGTAGCGGCAACACCACCAACCAACCCACGAAACTGAAGGAAAAAAGCATGTCGAATGTATTGAAAAACAGCCTATTGAAAACCTACCTGTTGAAGGGCAAGTTCATTGCCAACACAGGCAACGGCGCCCAAACCGTCACCTCACTGCCAATCAAACAACTGACCCACCGTGACCGTGTCGCCGCCGAGCGCCATGCACCCGACGATGCGACCTTGCAAGACGATCATATGCTGCATGCCATGACCGGGCTGCCGCTGAACGCGCTCGATGATCTCAGCTATGCCGACTCCGACGCACTCCTGAACGAACTCTTTGCGATGATGAACCCGGTCAATGCATCGCCGTTGCCTGAGATCGTGCCTGCGGGCACCTGCTACCCATTGTCCGCGCCATTGGCGACGCCAAGCGGTCCGCTGGATACACTGGTGCTGCGCGAGCTGACCCGCGCCGATCAAAAACGGGCGGTGCATTATTCCGACCTGACGAGCGCGCGCGACGGCTTTTTGATCGGCGCCATGGCGGGCGTCATGATCGAAGATATCGACGACCTGTCCATCGCCGATTCATTCGCTTTGCGCGGCTATTTTCGTCGGGTTGTGGATACCCCAACAGCAGTTGCGGCGGCTGGACCAGTCATTGATGCAGATCCACCGGGGTTTGACGATGGACAACTTGCAGGCAATGGGCTGGTCTGAATATTGGGATTGGGTCAATGACGCGCAACTGATACTGGATGCGCGGGAAAAAGCCAATCGGCAGCAGTAAATAGAAATACGAAGCGGGTTGCAACAGCGTTTGCAGCCCGCTTTTTTTTATGCGAAGGGAAGAACATGTCACGCATTTTTAACATCGGTCTGGTCATCAGCGCGGCGGGCAACGTCGTCAACTATCTGGCCGGCGCCCGCACCGCCGCCAATGCGTTGCAAACCACCATGGCCAACATCAAGGTGCAGCGCGGTGTGCTGGAAACCATGACCCGGCTGCGCGGCGAACTGACCACGGCGCAAGCGACGGTGGCGCAGTTTGATATCGGGCTGGCACGCGTCAAGCAGCACTTTGACACCAGCACACGTCTGGCGACACAGTTCGCGCAAAAGATCCGGGTGGCCGAGGATGCCGGGCGCGGCATTGCGGTGCAGATCAAACGGGTCAAGGACAATATCGATGTCGCCAATAAGGTCACCGAGGGTTTCAAGTCGAACCTGACGCTGACCGAACAAAAGATCGGTGCCAGTGCGGTCTTGGCCCAAAAGCTGCGGACCCGGTTAAAAGCGGCGGACGACACGACCATCGAGGCCACCGCACACATGGCGCAACTGCGCGAAGGCATCGCCCGCGCCGACCGGATCAGCAGCAATCTGTCGCAAAACATCAGCAAGACCGAACATAAGCTGCAAGCGAGCGCCAGCCAGGCCGAGACCTTGCACCAGCGCCTTGAGGCCGTCACCAATCATGGCCGGGGGGCCAAGGGCGAAATCCAGGCGCTGGAGGCGGCGATCAAGCGCACCGACCGCGTAACGGCAGGGTTGCAGTCAACGGCGGAAAAGTATCGGCTGGAACTGGGGACCAGCACGGCAGGCGCGACGCAATTGCGCGAGAAATTATTACTGACCGAGACCACCACCGCAGCAACGACGGCAGAAATGGTCAAACTGCGCGAACTGATCGTGCGCGCCGACGCCGTCACCGCCGGTCTGGAACAAAAGGCCGAACGCTACCGCAACATCATCACCGCCACCACCACCGTGGCGGATCGGCTGCGCGTCAATTTGCAGTTGGCCGAGCGCAGCGGGGCCAATAACGCCGCCGAAGTGACGCGCATCAAAGAGAGCCTGCAACGCGCCGAACGGGTCGCAGATCAGTTCAAAAACAGGCTGGTCGATGCAACGCGCCAGGGCGAGACAATGCGGCGCGAGGTGGAGCGCACTGAGCAAGCATTAAAACGCGCCGCCGAGCGCGCCCAGCAGCTTAAACTGAACCTGAACGGCCCGGCGGACGCCGACCGCCGTCTCGCTAACCACCAGCGCTCGCTGGAGATCGGTGCCAAGGGACAAGCCATGCAGGATCGCGGGCGCGACCTGCGCGGCCAGGGCTATGGCGGCTTGAT